CGGTCTTTGAGCATAATTTAACCATGTTGCAATAGTGTCGAATCTCTTATTAAAAGCAGTATTATACCAGCTACATGCTTGTTTTACTTGCTGACAGCTAAATGCATTACGAGTTCCGGGATCAAAGTCACAATTTGGTAATACAGATGTGGATGCGGATAATATTGTAAGTCCATGTATTTCAGAAGGTAGATCAGGATTAAAAGGCTCCATACTGATTCTCAAATTCTCTGTCTCCGCAGAATCAATATAATACATATGTTTCTTGGAAATTGAATCCCATGACTTAAGCTTTTTAACTTGGTCTGGTTTGACTCCCTCTTGATAAATTGGTCTTGACGGTCTACCTGCATCAGTATAAATTAAATACTCGTTCTCAATACGATTCCATGAAATACAAACAAACTTTGGTATTACCTCATTTCTGCGTTTTTCTATAAGCGTATCGTACAATGAATTAGAGTTTTTTCTGAGAACTCCTGCTAAATCAGAATTTATATAAACTCGTGTCCAAGAGGGTTCCCATACAGATGGATTTATTAGCGATAGTGCAATGAAATCAGGATTTGATTTTACAATTTCATAAATCGTATTAGATGCAGAAGCTGTAGAAATTGCACATAATAGGGTCATTGATTTAATAAGACCAATGTTACGACCATCAGGGTTATCTATAGGACACATAAAACCCCATGTTGAGCAGTGAATACGTCTCATTTCTACAATCTTTCCACCCTTATCAACATCCATATTTACACGGCGAAGCTGAGCAACAGTTCCTAGATAGGAAAAGCGTGTTAGTTCTTGCGCAATACCATCTTTACCTCCCCATTTTCCCTTGAATGATTTTTCAATATCATACATGAAACTTGACGCGCGCCAGTAATATCCAATATTTTCCTCCTGAATTAATTCGCTTAGTTTTTTACCAGCATACTGCTGCTGTTCAAAATGAATACGAGAATCCATCTCTGTTAGCATGCGCTTTGAAGTTTCCTTAAATACTCTACGAAACTCCTGAAACATAAGCTCACCAGATGCAGAAAGACGTTTAAATCTAAAGTGGTCTCTGTCGGTTTTAGGCTTAATTTCAAGTGCAACATCAAATACCATTCTCGTCATATAGCCTAGCAAGTAAGCCTTTCTGCGATAAAGTGCAGAAGGTGATTCGTCTTTGTGAGGAGAACAATGAGGAAAGAGCTTGTCATATAAATTAATATATACACCTCCTTCAGAACGTGTGCGTGTTTGGCGTTTTAAAAACAGAAGGTTTGGGTCTTGTGTTTGGTCTTTTTCTTTTGCCATTTCTTGACGAGTAAATAGTTCATGAGATAGCACTAATTCTGAGAATATTTCATCATACGGTGTTCTATCAATAACTGGAATTCCTGCTAGAATAGTATCATATATATCTTGGTCATTTGTGAGTCCCAATGCATAGAATACACTTATGAGAGGAACAGGTTGTGTAAAATCAGGTAATGTAATTACCGCAAGTCTCTTTGTAGAAAAGGATGAGAAGTCCGAAGTATTTGCCAGTTCTTTTGGGTCGTTAGACTTGCGATTGCTCGGTGGAATAATTAGAAAATGAGAGTAGGGACCCTTTGTTCCATCTTCAGATGATGACCTAATACCGCCAACATATTCATCGGGACCCTCCTTTGTTGCTCCCTCCAACTTAGAAACAGTTTCCTTCTCCACAAGTGTTTTTGTTCCAGAACTTGCGCTGCTTACCTGTTTTCGCTTCGATGCATAAAACATATTTTCAGCAAGGCGTTCTTGCGTAAGAAGTACCTTTTCAGCTCCGCCAATTATGAAATATCCACCAAGTTCAAACTTACATTCCCCTGCAGCATATAACTCCTCTGTTGTCATTGGCGATAAATAGCATAATGAACTTTTCAACATAAGTGGAAGCTGTCCTAGTTTAACATTTTCAAATCGTTTTGTTATAACATCTTTATCAATTATATATTCAACATCTACATTCATAGAAATATCAAATGCATATGTTTTATTGTCGAGACGACATTGGTGTGGCAATACTGCATTACCTATTTCATCGACGGGCGGAGAATAGGATATTTCATTGCTCTTTTTACCACCGATAAATACGCGAATAAAACGTGAATCGCCTAAATTAAGCGTAAGTGGGTTCATACCTGCTATAAAGTTGGGTATCTTGGTGGAAAGCATTTCGCTGAATGAATCCAAATGATGACGAACCAACGGATTCGTCGTATCACGAAAATAAGTATCTAATACATGTCTGGCAATTTCCATTCCTTTCCTTGTAACAAAGAAAGAATGGAGTATTTAAGTACTGCCGCCTTGACTGTTGTTTTTACAGTACTCATGATTCTTGGATACAAGTTTCTCATCAATCCACAGGTTGTTTTAAGTCTAGACGGCTCAAAAATGGCAAAATGTCCCGATGCATGGGCATTCAATAGCTCAACCAAACTATGTGAGCCAAACATGCCAACGGAATGCTTACCATTTGACCCAGATGCTGTAGCGATTCAATCGGCTGCTGCTAAGTGTAATTTAGCTCGTACATGTGGAACCACTTGGTCCGGCATGTGCGGTTAAAGTGCACACAGTGGGGGTTGAACCCACGACTATCCGCGTATAAGACGGGTGCTCTACCACTGAGCTATGCGTGCTGTATTTATGGTCAAATGACCAAAAGGTCCTACCGAGAATCGAACTCGGGTCTCCAGATTCAGAGTCTGATGTACTAACCACTGTACGATAGGACCGGTTGTCTACAGTGTGAATTGAACACACGACCTACCGCTTACAAAGCGGGTGCTCTACCACTGAGCTATGAAGACTTTGGTAGCGCCACTACCATATCTATTATGGATACATTCAGTTTAAGTCACTTACTCATTAAGTTTATTAGTAATGAGTAATGTACGCAGAAACATACAGGCCAGTAAATTTAGATGAGGTTATAGGTCACTTTGAAGCAAAGAATTTACTGCGTAAATATTTGAGTACTCCTGATTTTCCCCGTGCAATTATGTTGTCCGGTTCACCCGGAATTGGCAAAACTACTTTAGCTCTTGCCGCTGCCAGAACAATGGGATTTGACCCTCTTGAAATTAATGCGTCTCGCTCAATTAGAAGTTATGAAGATGTTGAGAAGATTAAAAATGCATGTAAATCAACAGTGAGTATTTATTCATTTATTAAAGGCGACCGTACAAGAAAAACATGTGTTATTTTAGATGAAGTTGATGGAAGTGACCCACATGCTCAAGGAAAAATTATAGAATGGATTAAGGACACCACTAGAAGAGTTCCAATTCTATGTACAGGAAATGAACTTCCAACAATTTTTAAGAGAAATGCAGATTATATAGATTTAATAAGGTGCTTTCCTCCAAAAGCATCAGAAATTCAGGCTATTTTTGATTCAGATATTACTGAAATGGTTAAGGACTGCCAGCATGATATAAGAAAACTAACACACCGTATACAATATGGTGTGTCTGATACAATACCTAAGTATTTAGCGCCGCCTACTGGTCTGACGATTGAGAAGGCATTTGTCCTCCGCCAGAAGATGTTTGACTTGCCGGATTCACTGAGCGAATATCGTATCGACATACAGGACAGTGAACAGAAGTTGAAAACCAAGCCACAATGCAAGCGCGGTGGTAAACATGACCGCACTGGCGAATCCGACAAGCTCCCGATGAAATAGTATCTTGACAAACTGCGCAACTAGATGTTGTAGAATCTGTGTTTTCAAGTGAACGATTAATTTGAGCTGAAGTTGGAGCAACTGTTACTGGGTCCAAAAAGTTTCCTACCATGTTTGGCATTGTTAGTGTAATGAGCGTAGTTGCTGCATCACGCATTTGAATACTATTCAAATATATGCGGTTCATAAACTCAATATAAAGTGCTTCATTATTCATGTATCTAGCCAACATACTTGGACGGTATGAGAATGGAATTGTACGAATATTTTGCTCGGATAAAAAATGATTGCGACCATCAATCATGTGTTCCATGAGTGACAGAATAGTACTGCTTTCTTCCTCGTTTGTCATTTGGTATACTACGCTTAACCGTTTAAAATCACTTGCGTGTTAGAAACATATCCATTGGTCCACGTTTATGTTTTGTGAGATATGGCGCTGAAAGAAATAGTATGGAATCAAGTTGTTTCTCCTTATTATCTAGAACTTTAAGTGTAGCTTCTTCATCATCCATACCTTTCTCCATAAATTCATTCTTCATTTTTTCATAATTCTGCTTTGGCTTATATCCGTCCAAGTTCTCAACTGCAAGCGCAAATAATTGCGCCACGGGATTTTGAATTTGGTTTGTAATATAGAATTCCGTGTCCGGCTTTAGGCCTTTCTCTCTGACATAGTCTATATGCTCGATTTTTTCACCTTGTCTTTTCTCATCCTTTCGACTTGCTACGTAAATATATGGTAGCCTATCACCAACCTGAGGAGCAGTTCCTGGGTCGCGCTCGCCCATTCGGTCTGCAAGAACACGGTGAGCAATCTGTCCGGGATTCTTGTAATCATCGCGTAACTGTTTCGTAATAATATACTTCTCTATCGGAAGTTCATTCTTAAGAACACGCACAAGCATATCCTTCACGAACTCTTGAGCAGGACGAATATCTCGTTTTTCCATCAGAATATCTAGAGCACCGCCAAACACATCTTTTACAATAGGCGCATTATCTCGACGCTTCAGAGCTACACCCATAGTTTTGCGATAACATTTTGTTATATCGGTTTCATATAGCATTCCTACATAACGCTTACGGCAGAATAGAATAAAAGGAAACATAGTCTTCTCATACTCAATCTTGTAAGGCTTACGACAAAGCTCGGTAATTCGCGCTGCTGACTTCTGTCCTAGCTCTATAGATTCAGCTAAGTCAGTTGTTGCAAATTTAATAAATATAGAATCCGTATCGCCATAAATTACTTCACCGCCAAACTCTTTCTCCACAACTCCCTTAGCAAAGTAGATTCGGTCACGTCCTGCCGCAGTTGTACATGCAGCTACCTCCATCTTGCGAATTGGTGATGTGCGAGAACCACATTGACCATAGACCGAATTAGCTACAACTTTATATGCAAGTTGAAGACCATTTAGAACAGCTTTCTGTGCGTCATCTTCTACAGACTCCATGATCTTTCTCGTCTCTTTCCGCTTCTTGAGGAGGAAGTCCAAAGTGAGAGGCAGAACCCCGATGGTACGTGGGTCAGATGATGGTTGAATAAACCCGCAGACTGTACGTCCAGTAGGGTTTTTCTCGTCATCATATGTATCGTATCCAATCTCATCGATGTGATACCCCTCTGCTGTGTCTTGGCCGAATTGTGATACTTTCCTACCTTTTGAGTCATAGCTCTTTACATATACTAATGTATCCGGGGAGAGATTAAATGCAATCATATTCGATGGATAAAGCGAATTAAAATCAAGAACTGCGATAGGTTGGTCTAGATACATTCCAATTTTAGGAGGTAGAACAATAGCACCTTCATATGATGCATCACCTTCCAGACTTTCCTGTGTCATGATAATCTGATTACGCTTTGAAGCATTGTAGACCACCGCTGAGAAAATTTTAATACCCTGTCCTCGCAGAAAGATATATTGAATCGGAACCTTACATACATCGGCCATTCCGCGAGCATTTACGAGCGTATCTAACTTTGCCATAAGAGTTAACACAAGGTCGCAATCTTGAATATTATACTTTGCTACAAGAGACCGTTGTTGCGGAGTTCCGACATGTGCTTCCAACATATCCTTAAAATTGATATCATCTTTTCCAAATGACCATTCAAGATTCCTTCTATCTTTCTCAGATATATCATCAAATGTGTAAAGACAGTTGTGTTCTTCAAGCTCAATAATAAACTTCTTTGGGAATACAGACTTTACCTTAAACTTCATTCCATTTGCGTATGGATTAATTGTATTTCCAACAATATCAAATCGTACTAGATTTCCAACAAATAATCCACGAGTACTCTTTGTATGTATCTCATACTGTTGAGTTTCTGCTTCATTAATAACTACAAACTTAGTAACCTTATCTCTAAGAAATGTATTCGCCACATTGTCGAGTTTATATGAATCCAAATTTTGCTCACGACGAACACTTAACAGTAAATCTACTGGAAGACGTCCCGGCATCTCAAAATACCTAACTGCAAATTTACCACTTGCTAGCTCAAATGTCTTCTTTTCAGTCTTTACACAATCGTTCTTCCATGTACTTCCTTCCGTACGACCAAAATTGAGAAATAGTCGGTGCTTTTCCGCTCTATCCGCAATATATGGGTCATCAAAACCAAATGTATTAAATCCAGCTATTACATCTGGGTTTTCATCGCGAATACACTGTTCGAACTTCTTAAGTAAATCACGTTCATTCATGCATTCTACAAATTGAACCGTTGGGTCTTCAGATGGAGTGATTGTTCCGTTACTAAATACAATACGTTTACCCGGGGCTAAAAGGTCATTAGAATAACGAAACGCAACACCTATTTGCATGATTTCATCACCTGGATTTGTAGCAACTGGAAATAGTCCTGATACAGAATATGTCTCAATATCGTAACCGGCCACAAGCAAAGGAATTGACTTCGTGGGAGCTGACTTAATTTCAGAATATGCTACTTCGTAAAACACATCTACGCAAACACCTTCATCTGGGTCATAGTCATCTGCCTCAAATTCAAATGGCGATGCCGGTGAAATATCCATCTCGTGAAATAATCGAATAAACGGAGGAAGGTTTGCTTCGAAAATATCTTCTGTAAAGATTCGCCGCTGACCAATCTTAAATGAATTCTTTAGTGTTTTTGAGACTGTCTTAAACATCCATAATGCTGGAAATGATAACTTCCAAACTTTAATAGGTTTCAGGCAGTTAAACCCACGCATAGCATCCAACTTGGATTCTAATGTAATTTTTAGTCCACGAAGCTGCTTACCAGAAGCCTGCTCTAATGCTACATGAACTATGCCACTTGTTTCACCGTCTACCATACGAAGGTAGAAATAAGGCTGAAATCCCGTAAGCCTAACTTGCGCGACTTCGCCCTTGTCTGTTCTACCAAATACATCGACGACATATTTGAATTTGATATCTTGTTCTAGCCAATCGGCAGGTTGTAGAAATGGCATTGTTAAGAGAGCTGATTTACTGGTTTTGTTATTCCGTTTTCTAAGTAGTGACGAGGTGCTTGACGAGTCAAAAAAACACGATTGGTATGCTTAGGTCCAAAATATAGCCCTACCATAGCTTCTACATCTGTAGGATTGAATGGTTTACAACTAAATACATCCAAATACATGTCACTTGTCTCATCTACAAAATGAGCACATATATTAGAAGTTTCAATAAGTTGAACTAGCGTATACCCGGCTTTATTTCCTGTACCAAACTTAACAATTTGTGGGTCGCCATATGCTACCATATCGATACGCTTAACAAGCTCATTTGAGAAGCGCTTAATATTGGTTGCGCATTGAATTCTAGAAGAAACACATTTAGAAGCGTCAAGAATTAGGTGATATCCCCAATAAGTCATTGAAACAACTACTCATTTACTTTCTAAATCACATGTAAAGATGTCCTATCTAACTTTTTTTGAAAATACACGACAGGGAGAAGCTGCAAGAGACCCAGATATGCGTAGAGTTGAGCCCATTGGACATTCAACACAGATGGGTTGCGGTAACAGTTGGGCGGTGCAAAATGTTGCCGGAAATCCCGGATTAATTCCCAGAGGTAACTTTGGCAACTCACCTGAAGGAGGGTGTGCTGCCGATATTAGTAATGACCTACACTTTGGTGCACCTGGAACAGCGCGAGTAAAAGGTCCGAAGCAGCTATTTGCTCGTCCCTGGGCGACAACACCATTTCTTGGTCTTGGAAGTATTGAAGGAATTGAGGACCAGAATAAAGTAGTATATGGTCACTCTACTGCGAATCGCAAGAGTATCGCAACTGTGTCAGATAAGCAGTTTCCGGTGTTTACTCCACTTCTTCAAGAGTTACAAGATGACTACTCTGAATACAGTCAGAATGTAGCGACATTTCTTCCTGGACGGGGGCGAGGGTATGCGACAACACTTGAGAAGAAGACTCGGGTTGACTTGAATGCATAAATCCTGCCTGAATACTTGTTTCAATTGTCTCCATGACTTTTCGTAATTCGCTGAACCCTTTTTGTTCGTTACTTTGTTTTTTTGCTTTAGGAGCTCCTTTCGTAGGGGGAACTTCTAAAAGCAAATCCACAGCATCAATTACGTCATGTGTTTTATCATACGCGCTTCTAGCTTTTTCTTCGGTACAAAATGCTAGCATCATAATTCGTTCAATCTCTTGGGCACTCATTTTTTACTGTTACAAATGTAAATACTGTTAAGATGCGTTTTATTAATGGATTATGCCCTCCCGCTCTGCTTTATCTTCTTTATGTGACCATTCACACAGGTCTGGACCTTTCACTTGGTCATTTTGGAACAGCCTTGGTTAAAACAGTCATGGGCATTGCCGGTGTAGTAATTCTTGACGCTCTTTGCAGTGTAGACCTTGGTATTGTTTCATGGGCAATTGTAGCAACTCCATTTTTAATGGTCGCAGTCGCTTCTTCTATTTCTCTCGGGCTCGGAATTGACCGTGCGACAGCAAGACTTATGAGCGAAGGGTTCAATCAGCCTCTTTCTGGCGATAATAAGATGAAGAATGATACTGCACTACCCGTTCTCAAGGACATTGCGTCTCCCATTTCAACAGCATCTATGTATTAAAAATAAATGAGCTGTTTTTATAGAGTTTTGAAGCTTGTACATTGGGTTGTTTCTAGGCTTTGTCCCGAAACAAGACATCGTATAGAGGTACCTGCAAGTAAACTTCCTTGGTTTTGGATTGGAACAAGACATTATGACGATGAAATAATTACTGTAACTGAAGTTGTTAATAGAGCTGTTAGGTATAATGATAGAATTACTCCAGAAATATTACGAGACATAACAGGATATGACACAACCAACTGGAGATATGTTGACAAAACAACGTTAGAAGAGAAGGATTTTCCTTCAAGCGGAATCGTAATAGAGAATGCATGCTAGTCAATATGCGATTTTGAATATTAAAAACTACTTTGAAATTGCGGAAGAATACGCTATTTTAGAGAAGAAGTATGGAAACCTTACAATTAACTTTTGGATTGATATGGTTATATATCCTGTTTTTCTAGTGCTTTCTGTAGTATTTCTCGGTCAGAGTATTGGAATTTTTACAGTTATGTCAATTCATAAAACAGTAACTAAGTGGCAAGAATATGTACACTATTTGATTCTAAAACAAGAGATTCGCGAATGGAAGACAGTAGCGCATTCCATTGGGGGTCCCTTTATTTCAACAAATGATACTACATATCAATCGTATGTATACGCTGATAGCATGCATAGATTACTGGGGAGTCTCCTTACCAAAAAAGGTTCCAAATGTCTTTAGTAGTTCAGCGCCCTGTTCAATCGCAGGCTTCATTTCTGCTAGAGAACCCATAAGTTCTTTCTGAAGTCCCATGAGTTCTTTGGTGTCTCGTCGCATGCCACCAATCTGCTCAGGTGTTAGATTGCGATACGCATGAAGAATTGTTGTCCCAATATCTACGTGTGGGTCATCTGTCTTTGGAGGAGCAGGTTTAGGCTCTTCCTTACTTTCTTCCTTATTCTCGTTTTCAAACGTTTCTTTTGTTACACGAGAAATGAGATAAATACCAATAATTGCTGCAATCACTGATACAGTGTGTGATAATCCTCGAGATGCTATGATATATAGTAGCGCTAACCAAATAATCGTACTCGTTAATCCACGCTGAATAAGAAAAATGCATGCCGCAACAAAGAGTCCACCTCCTAAAAGTGTATCAAGTTTCATCTTTACTTATTTACCAGCAGTAATAAAACTTCCGTATCCACTACCCGGCTGAGCGCCAAAGTTATTGAATTCGCCGTGTGTTGCAAATCCTGGCTTGTTTACAGAAACACCTACTGCATCAGCCAGTCCACGACTACCAGTTCCCTGAAATGTTGCAGATACCTGACCAAACTTTGTTCCACCGCGCATTGTCTTGCGCTTCTTTCCTCCCTTACGTTTACGTCCACGTCCATATTGTGCATTGTTACCGCGACTGGAGATAGATGCATCACCAAGTTCTGACTCACGCGTCCAATTGGGGGCACCTGTTCCTACAGCACCATTAAATGAGTAGTATCCTCCCTTCTTCGCTTTAACAGTCTTTCTTCCGGAATGTTTCTTAGGCATTTACTTCTAGTTCGGGAATCTTTTCAGCAATGTCCCAGAACTCTTCGTCAAACTTAATACACCTGCAAGTAAATGTAGGACCCTTTGAACGCAGAAACGCCGAAGTTTTCATATCAGGCACACGAAGAAATCCTCTGTCTTTCACCTCGTAACAGTCTGGCATTGATAACGCAATAATTTCAACAAGTTCCGTGTCATCTTTTTCTACAAAGTATCCTGGCTTTCCAGGTATATCCAAATGCTCTTCAAAACCTTTAATCTGAATATCACCTAGGTCTTCTTTGTGGATTAAGTCAATTGTAATTCCTTCTACACATGTTGTAAACCGAGGAAGAAGCTTATATAGCCAGTCGTATCGTTGCTTGAATGTAGAGCAAGCAAAGACACAATTTGAATTGTACATCCAAATATCAGACACTACAAAATCAAGTTGTCCAATTTTTTCAACCTTTATAAACGTATCTCCACATATACGTTCATCGATAATACATGGTAGTTTTTTACACTCATTTGCCGAAATCCACACACATACTGGAATTTTGTTTTCATATGTAAATACTATCCAACCAGGTAATCCAATTGTTTGCGGAACTCGAAACGTTTTATGTTCCGTCGGGACGGGTTTCTTGTAGACCAGGCGGTAGTTCGGGGTCCATTCGTAATGACGTTGTAGTTGGCTTACGAGGCTCATATTCTGGCAATTGTACTTCAGGAGCCTTTTGTGTTAAAACAGGTCCGTTTTGCGGGGGAGGAAAAAGAGGCGGCTGAGCTACAGGTGGTAGGTCACGATATACTGGTACATCTCTGTATACAACCTTTGCTTCCGGCGGATAGAGCATTCGTGTAACCATAAATGTTGTCACCTGTAAAAAAGCCATAACTAGAATGGTCGACAGCGCAATATAAAGTATATCTTGAATTACCATTTATTTAAACAACTGTTTCCGTATAGTATACAAATACGCAATGAACACTCCAGGTGAAGTAGTAGAAAAAGTTGAACACCAAATCGAGTCTGCTGTAAAAAAGGTGGACGATATGGCATCCGATGCCCTAAAGGACGCCGTGAAGCGTGTTCCTGAACTAGCTAATGTCGTCGAAGTTGCTGATGAGGCACTTGCTGGTTCTGCTTGCTCTTGTGGCCTTTTTGGTTGGAACCTTTCAGTGAGTAAACTTCATTGTTCTCCTGCCAAACCAGCGGTTCTTTCGACAGAACCGCCCGGTAAGTAGTTTCAATATATTCCGGCATTGCAATAATACCATCCCAATCTTCTCGGTAGTATTTGTTTTCTGTAAAACGTTGACGCATTTTTAATTCGGGGATATAGCACCATCCGTCGTTTCCCCAAATTAAAGTTGTCTCTTTAGCAGTTTTAGCTAAGGTTGAAGTGGAGCGTTCGTATTCCATGAGTTGTTACGTTACTTGCCACTAAGCCCATCGCGTAACGCAGTGGCAAATAGTGTTTAATAATATCTGTAAGAATAAGAACATCATAAAGAGACCCGTGAAGTCTAGTTTCATCCGGCATTTTTCCGAATGCGCAGAAATATAATTCTTTCAGCTTCGGAGACTTAAAATTACCATAGTTTCCAGGAAGCTTACAAATATTACGACTTAGGTTCATCGTACATACCGTCTTAGGAAATACGCGAATAACTTTCTTGAGGTCCCAGCGAATAGCATTTACAATTACATTCATATCAAACTCCATATTGTGTGCCACAATACAATCATATGTCTCATTTTGAAACTTTACCATGACATCGAGTAGAGAGTCTCCGTGTATTGTAGCATAATCATTTGTAATTCCGTGAATTTCAGTTGACTCTATCGGAATAATCCACTCACCTGGTTTGATAATATGTGACTCTTGTTTTTCTATAACACTTGTATCTGTATTGAAAATTACCCAAGAAATGGACACGATATGTGGCCAGTTGTTGGGTCCTTCGTTCGCTGACTTGCGAGATTTTGGTAATCCAGTTGTTTCAGTATCGAAAATTAGAAGCTTCATTTTTCATACTTAGGACTAGTACAATTAAATCCGTTTTATTCGAATATTAAACAGTGTGAAGGTAGTATGCGACAAGTGCGAATACTGCGGAGTGAACTAGAAGACCATATGTCGTGGGGCAGCCGCCTTCCGCAATCTTGAATAGAGACGCAGACGCGGGGACGAGCATTTGGGCTACGGGTGCCACAAGTCGGTCAACGAGCTTGTATGTGTAGGGGGATGACACAACGAAGAAAAGGAGGCCAAGCATAACGGCATGCTTCATTTTAGGAGATACGTGCATTTGAATTAAACTCACGAGAATGTTTTTTGAGTTTGAATAATTGCTTGAATCCACTGAGGAATGTTCGACACAATATCATGAACCATGGTTATATTATTTGGAACGCTATAGTGGATATCCATGCTAGTGCTTTCACAAATAAACTGGATGGCTACAGCTAAAAATGGCAACCTTGGTTTAAGCAGTGAGGGCGTCCAACGCAAACAATGAATCTTAAAAAGAGCATCTATATAGTCGGCCAATAATCCAGATTGCGGGGATGACTTCGACGCATCTAAAACAGCATCCCATATAAGCCATATTGCGTTGTTATATGATTTGGCATCGCAGTAGTCATTTGGACGGCGGCTACATATAAGTTCGGTCTTATTTTGCTTTTTATACTGACTTGCATATTTAAGAATCCATGAAACCCAGTAAAGCGCTTTATTTATATCTCGTGTTTCAGGTCTCATACAATACACCAGCTCATTAAGTGGAATGTATAATTCAAGAGGGTCCTTTAATTTTGCAATGTGTCTTGCATAATTTGCAGATGGCGACTTAAGATTTTCGGTAACTGTTTGTTGCTTAAAATCATGCTCTGGTTTAATTTTTGGAATAACTGGTAACTTATTTTTTCTACACAGTGCCAACGAAGATGCCACCTCACAAATAAGCACTCTAGCTTCAGAATTATTGCGAATTTCTGTCATTTGTGTAATATCGTATTGATTCTCGTATGGTGAGAACTTTTCATACATACGAACAAGATATAGAAATACATTTGGCGCTCCACGATTAATATGTTTTGCAGCTGCTTCAAAAAATGCCTGCCATAAAGAATGTGTAAGTCCTGAACACATTAGTTCTAGAGACCAATAACATGCGTAATCCGCATGACCAAGTTTGATGTTTTCATCTAAGACCTTATACACATGAGCTCTTAGATGCCCGGAGAATGTAAACTTTTGAAAATCAATAACAGTACGACTATCGTATATATCCATTACTTCTACAATTCAAACATCTATTTGGTAAAATAACATATGTACTGATATTCTTTTGAGCATCTCACTAAATCTACATTTTCCTGATTACGAAACCCAGAGCTTTTGAAAATATCAATCATTCGCTCTTTAGAAGGCATATTCCAATGATGTTTATTTTCACGATACTTATTTCCGCCATTATTTGTTTTATCGTAATATGATAGAGTCTCTTCATATGTTGCGTTATCATCATTCTTATCCTTCACAAGCTTTCCAATATACTTAAATTTATCAAAAAAGACAGCCGACTCAGTCTGACGTTCAAATGCATACTTCTGTAAAGAAAATGCAGCAAATGGAGATGCTATATTATGCATTGCATCATACTTATCTGGGTCAACAAGATGAACTATAAAAAATCCACCAGGTTGTAACCATTGGTATGCATTGTCTGAAATAATTTTAGGATTCTGGAATTGGTATATAGAAAACCCGGTCAAGATACAATGTGTGATTGATTTAGGAGAAAAAAGATGAACTTGTGTTATATCTCCTTTCTGAAACGTAGCATTTGGCGTATTTTCACGTGCCTTTCTTAGCATACTTTCTGATATATCAATCCCCTTGTAATCTACATTTAGTCCTTTGAAGAACCCTGCATGGGGAGCTGTCCCACAACACATATCTAAGACATGTACATTTTTAGTATTCCAGTCTGCTAAAGCAATATCCTGCATAGAAACTTGTTCATATTTTAACATGTCTATTGGGTTCCAAAGAAGGTCATATATACTAGCATATACATCATCATATATTTCTTCTGGGTCTTCAAAAGTTACTGAACCCTCGTTTTCAAATCCTTCTTGACCTGAAACCCAGAGTGTAATTCCATACATTAAAAATACAAGCATAGCGAGAAAAATATACGCTATATTCATTTGTTATTACGTTATACTTCCATCTATGCTATCAGTACTTGACACAAAAAAACTTCTTATTCTATCAACTTTTGTAAATCCCAAATATAAAACTGCAATCATAAGTATACCTATAATTATATCTATTATTATTGGAATGTATGAAAAACTAGGAGTAGAAAATGAGCTGAGACGCTTTAATACATCTGCTCTATCCTTATCTTTACTTAGTTGTTTCTGAAGAAATGCATTATCTTCAATACCACTTGCTTGTTGAGCCTTTAAGTTATTCGCTAGGTTAACAAAGACAGATTGTGATTGTTGTTCTCCTTTTAAAGCAGAGTATTTAGAATTATATGAACTTACAACAGGCTCTACTTCATCCTTTGCGATTCGTTGTTTTTCTGTATTTAACCATCCTTGTCCATTAAGAAGTGTATAGTATGCGATACGGGCTTTTTCATAACCAACTGGATCGGTATCTTTATCTGCATTGTCAAGTGCTGTTTTAAGTAATGCTAAATCTTTATCCTTTTGACAGTTTAGGTCACACGGAGGAGGCGGTGGAGGTAAAGGTGGCGCACTAGTTTGTGTTGGAGAAGAAGGTTGATTACCCATTACTTATAACTACTTGAAAAGTTCGTAGTTATTATAATTCCAGCCCCTATAACTAATATTGCTAATACATGTGTTATGCTCCCTAAAAAAGAATACATACTTGCGTATAGAATTACTACTGCACAGAGTGTTACTATGAGTCCTATCAATATTGGCTGTATTTCATTAAATTCATCTAGTTTCTTCTGAGTTTCTCGAATGTTCATTTGAAGACTACCGCTCTGTGTGTTTGCCTTCTTAGCAGTATTGCCATCGATATTAAACATTTTCTTAAAAAATGCAATAATATCTGAAACCTGTTTATTTACAACCATTATATCCGTCTGACGTTCATATTTGGTTTCTACTGCATCTGCAATCTTGTCACGAGTTCTGTCGATTGGTGTAATGCTATTCATGAGTGTTGAATAATCTGGTTTCTCGGGGCGTGTAAAAATATTTCCAGAATCACCAGGGTTTGCAGTTGTCATCCACAAAGAATTTGAATTGGTATCAACCGTTATATGTGTTGGCTCATAACCATTCGTAAACAATGGGCTCATTTTTTTATCAAATGAAAACGCAGACTGGTTTGAATCAATACCATACAATGTTCCATCGGAACCCTTGCCATAAATAGTACCCTTTACATCAGCTAGAGGTTGCCATGTAGAAGATATATTTTCATCAGTTTGCATAGCTTGCCCAGCCGGGTCTACTCCATAAAGAGTTGAGTTATCTGATGATGTAATCTTTACAGATGATTCGCTAGAAACTTGCCAGTTTGGCATAGTACATGGTTTAGAGCATTTGACTTTATTATTTTTCAAGTCTTGCGCCCAAATGTATGTATGAGTTGAAAAAATAGAAATAGCAGAGAATGGGACTGTAATTACTGTTTTTACACCCTGATTTGCAGCATCACTGACAAGAAGGTGTGTTTCTGTGTTGGCAGTAAATAAAATATATACATTTGACTCATCTGTTGTCAAGTCTAGAATTGTGTTTACACTATATTGTGTCAGATCTACCGGTTTCCAATTTCCGGTACAGGGGAGTGAACAAGTATATACACTATTTCCCGCATTAAATCCCCATATAAACCCGGATGCAGAAGACGCTTTTACTAGACTACCTGGAACGTTCATCCAATTTGCCACCGATGATAGTTGCGTAGATACGATACTATCAATAGCGTTTGTTGATGTTTCATATTCTGACTGAAACGTTGACATGTTATTCTTTTTCACTTAAAAGATTCCTGAAGAATTCTTTATCCACATAACTTCCATCACTCCATTATCGCTTCCCTTTGTTAGTTGATGTTCCGAAATCAGCGGTTTCGTTGCTTGACCGGTTGACGATAGAAATGTATTATCCTTTGTCTTTTGAACCTGTCCGGACAAAATAGCTTGTCTACGAAGATATGCAGTTCTGTATGACGAGTCACCAAATTGAGGACCTTTATTTCCACCGGCACGAAGAATACTTGACATTTATTTAGTAACAACAAAAGTAATGGATGTCCGAAAGTTTCAGGATTCTCGTAATGAGAAATTAGACTCGTTTAAGAAGCAGTATAACTTTTTAAAAAGTGAATATTCTAGAGAACTTGCTGCGTCAATTAACGAGACAGACCCCGCACAGCAACAGATATTAACAACCAGAGTACAACAAATTAATGCGCAACTAGTGAATGAATTGCATGGTATTATTGATAGTCTTAACAAGGGTGAGCCAGGATTTGATGCTAAAAAACTTGATGACTTAACTGCGGACCTTATTATGTACCAAAAAGATTATGCCGAAATAGAAAAAACAAAGGACAAAGTAGCGACTTTAAAGATTATTTACGCCGGAAATAGAGATAAGTTAAAAAATGCTGAGTATATATATTATATCTACATAGCAATTCTAATTTTACTAGCTTTTTATGTTGCCTACTTAGTTCTTACAAAATCATGGTCATCAATTATGAAAAGCTTTACAACTATATTAACGAAAGCGCCAACATAAGTCCTCCCATAACTCCTAATAAAACATATTGAGTTGTTGTTATCGCAGGAGTTAAGGATTGAGAACCGCGAAGTTTAGATGCTACTATATCATCTTCTTTTGTCAGAATACCTCGCTGCAGCTTACGATTGGTTGATTGTATGTTATTCAACTTTTGTTCAACTCCTGATTTGTAAAAATCAGAAATGTTACTTTTCTCCTCGTTGACCTTCTGCTGCAATGATTTAACTATTGAATCCAAACCTTCTTGTGCAGCTTCATACGCAGTTTGATAAGATGGATTACCTGTAACCTTATATTGCACATAGTTAGAATTAAAACTCTGAATAAGAGAGTTAAACTGGCTATCCATTTACTACATCCGCCATACAAAATAGATATCGCTTATTCTCTACAGATGACTCACACATTCCCGTTACTTCAATAACATCTCCAGGGCGAGCACCTACCCACTTTGCCATAGCATCTTGCGAATCAATCTTACGAAATACAGATGGACTTTTTGCATTCTCGTGTTTTAGAATCTCAGGAAGCTCATTACTATCAACAATACGATGTTTGGGAACCTTATGATGTTTCCCATATTGAATCTGTAGATGGCGAATTTCAAATACATGTAAAGTTGGAACATCTTTTTGGTTAACGTATGTTCGAAGTGAATTTAGCACAGCTTCAGATGGTCGAGAAAGTCCAACAATAATTGTTCCGCTTGTATAATTATTCTCCTTCGCATAATCGATAAATGTGTTCAAATCCTTCTCAGAAATACGGGCTTTAGTGCTGAAAATAATTAGAATGCCAGCATTTGTATATATTTTTGCATCATCTAACGTTGACCCAACTGTTTCAAAATTATCAGCTTTTACGCCACGTTCTGTCAGAATTACTTTAAGAGTTGATAGTGCGCGCTCTTCCATTATTTACTCTCATACACGATATGAAAATGTAATTCGTTTTCTGTGTACTAACAGTAAATGAAAGGACTAGCATTTCTTGTTGTCATTGCTGGATTGCTTCTTGCTTGGTATCTAAGTTCAACTCGTGAACAATTTGTACCCGAGTTTTTAGAGCAGGGAAATGTGCGTCGTACAGCAGAAACTGCAACTTCATCATACGAACAGCAAACAAACCATATAATTCCAACACCTGTTCAATTAGAAGCTATACCCGGTATGGAAACTCCTTTCAGGGTTAATCAGTACAATTCGTTTCAACCCGCATAAGGATTGTTAATCCGTTATTATTTTTAAAACGTTCCTTAATCTTCCATTCAGGGTGTTCTTCGAGGAACTCTTCAATTGCAGGCCACAACCCTTTTTCAATCTCCTCTTCCGGAATTCCAGAATTTTTACTTGCTAGTGGTACATCCATACGACATCTCAATGCCTCTCCATACCATTCATCAACAGTTGTGTCGTGCATTATAATATATTTGTTTACAGATGAGTGCCAGTATGCAAGTTCACGTTTTAGTTGTCCGTATATATGCCATGTATCAATAAAAAGCAAATCAGTATTTATCAGTGGGCATTCTATATCACTTTGTTGAAGAAACGTAGCATTTACATTTAGAGCTTTACACAAATCTAAAAATGGATATACATTATTGCATTCACAATTATCAATCAATGTGAATGAATTTTTAGCATTTCCAATTAACCCGCATGCAAATGCATATGAACTTGTTACACCACGTACGCCACATTCTACAATTGTTGAACATTCCGACGCATACTCTCTAAGAGTTGGCAGATGTTCATTAATATCACTGGGAGTGTCACATTTTATTTGATATTCGCGTTCTAGCAAATTTTGCTCTTTCCCATCAAAAGATAAAATCTCCGCAATTCTGCTACGAATGTATGCTTTTTGAAACTGAGGTGTAAATATTTTTTGGGCCAAAGTAGTTGCATTAATAGCAATTTCTTTTGCTTTATCATCATTTTGAACAAGCCATTCAATCTTCTCTTCCAGATTAGAAAGGTTATAATTAATCATAATACAGTTTTCCATATCCTTTACATAACTCTTGAACCACCAATCGTTCTTTGGGTGCGTTATCAACACAGGAACGCTTCCCGATCCGAATACCCATTGGAGATTTGAAGCAATGCATGTTCCATCAATAATCAATAGATACTTATATTCTAAAAACTTATCCATCTCACATCTGTCACCAATAAATTTTTTATCAATATTTTCAGAATATGTGCCGTTGTATCCAAAAAATGCAAACTTTACGTCTGAATGTACATTACCATGTAACTTCATAACTATATTTTCGCGAACTGATGGTCTTTCATAGCCTCCAAGATTTCCCCTCCAGAATGCAATAGATTTACGAGAATCCCAGTCTGGCATACTAGGAAAAATGTGAGATAATCCAAGTTTACATGTATCATCATCTAACGGCAAAAGAAGAACATTATTATTAGAATATCCGCGAGTAGATAATGCACATATTATAGAACGACCATTTAGTGAATTATAACTGGATTCGGACGATATGACAATACGCGTTTCTGTAGTAGTTTTTAATATTTCATTGTACTCGTAACGTGAGAAGATGCCATCATCTTGTGTAAAAATTATATCCAAAGGTTTATCTGCAATCGTATTAAATACTATATCTTCAATCGTTCTTCTAGGTGCACATATACTATACTTTCCTGCCCAGTAAACATTTGCACCCTTCATTCTCCGCGTGATAGTATTTGGAACTAATGAAATCCATTGAATAGATGAAAAATCAATATTGACTCTAGTTGGCTCTGAATCATTGAATGTAACAAAACAATCTGTCTTATACATTGATAGACAATACTCAATCCCTACATTCTTAAAAATAAATGGAAGGCTTACTTCTGTGACATCATATGAATCTTTATCAATCTTTACAAAACAGTGATAGTAATTTCTATTCATAGAATACTCGCAGAAATGAACTAAAGCTAATATATAGTCATCCATTTCAGTAATAGCTGAGCCACGGAATAAAGAGAATAGAGGAGGAGTCTTGATTTGTTTTGTTATGATAAACTTATTATCAATAATTCTTCCAATTGTTAGTGGATGCCAGTTGTAAATAAATTCATTGTCCTTTACATGTAACCAATTCTTTTCACATCTTGCATTAGTAGGTGAGTCTATTGCAATTGGATTAGAACCATATTCTCCATGCACGATACTTATGGTATCCTGTTTATATTCATAATAGTTAGAAGCGGTGTAATAAACTTTATCATTAAATTTATACACTCGCATATCTTCGAGACCTTTTATAGAAGACTCAAATAACGGTGTACTATCTGGAATAATTGAATACTCTTTCGTTTCTAGATTATAATTTAGATTTCGTGTTACAACTGGTGAACCATCTTTTGTTTTGTATTCTCCATTAACAGGTGGTAAGTAATTTACAAAACGAACATTTGCATGAGGATAGTCATACACTGACACCGCAGTTGGGCGAAAATCACTTCCAAATACTAAAGGTATATTAAGTGGTGTAGATGTAGATTTAATTGGACTTATGTAAAACTTAAGATTTGACACAATATTTGGTACGTGGTCACTATATTTAAGAAGATAATTAGTAGAATCTTTAACACCAATATTCTTATCTGAAAAAATATAGTGATCTAAAACAGTTTTCTCGTATAGAAATCCAGCATTATTCGGAAATTTTTCCACAAAAAGAACATCCTCTTTTGATAGGTTTGAGTTTAACCCAACTTGGCAATAGTGATACGCTTTATAGAATTGATTAGTCTGTCTGAAATATTCGGTTAATGAATACATGGCTTCTCCTCTACGAGGGTAAAATTCATGCGCTTTCTGCATCCAATATTCAAACATTAAAAAATTGCTCATTCGTTTATAGCAAAGTCCAATCTGGAATGCAGAAAACCACGCTTCCTCGTACCACCGTCCCATCTCAAATCGTTTTGTGTAATATTTAATTGCATTGAGGTTATCACCATCATCACGATATGATTGCGCTAAATAGAAATAGTATCGTTCATTATCTGGCTCATCTATGATTCCTCGCGATAATACAGCAATATCGCGTTTCATTTTATCACCTGTAAGATTACGTCCTCCAAGTCTTCTACTCGTCATAAAAATATCGGTTGGTAACTTGGCAATCAAATTGTTACCCTTTTTATTGCTGGGGTATTCATGCAATACACCAACATAACCCCAATTATCATTACATTTAAAAATTTGAGAACGCCAGTATTCAATTGGACCTTCTTTAATAATGATATTACAAGCATTGGGGTTTGCATCCAATATCTTTTGAATTGTTTCTAGGCCATTTTCAGGAAACTCAATTGTATCATCTGCGTCTATTATTAACGCGTAGTCCATAGCTCCATCACATAATGCAAGTGCCTCTGAACGATTGTGACCAAAGTTTTTCCATGGACGTTCATGCACTGTGCCCTGGATATTTTTGGAATCATAAAACTTCTTTATAATTTCTATTGTGTTATCGGTGGACCCGGTATCCACAATGCAATAAGTGCTAATCAATGGTAGAGTACATTGCAAGGCTTCATGAACAATATGTGCTTCATTTTTTACAATCATACATAGTCCAATCTTCATTTTGTATGTAAAAGTTTAGAGCGTTAAAATAGTCTTTTCTTTAGGATGAGCGGGAAGTGTTCCTGCGCTTCGATGTTCTAAAACAGAGTTCCATACTTCTGTTATGCTCTGTATGTTCTTTTCCAACCAGTCTTTCTCATGCTCCACAACTTTCATACGGTACTTTTCAAGTGTCCAATATACAAGGTTCCAATCATCAGATGTCTCGAGTACTTCGCGGCGCCAGGTAGAAGGGTCACGAGTATCTGTTAACTCGCGATATTTTACCTGTATCTCATCGTCAGTTACTGCATAGAATCCCTTGTACTGAGCTTTAGAATCAACCCATTCTGAGTATGACGGAGTACGAAATTGAAACTCAATATATTCACAAGTATCTAGTTGCGTACATTCCATTTGAAGTTGCATTTGATGATAGTATGCGTTAGGAACTTCACTATCATCACTAAATGTACGTGAAATTGGACACTTAAATTCTACTAATCTTCCGTGCCTCACACCTTCTGTTAGAATAATACCATCTGGCGAAGCACCAAGAAATGCCACAGTTGGATGAGGAATACATGTTGTATCAACAATTTTCATTGGAAAATCCGAGATGCTACAGTATATATCTTTTGCAATAGGTTCGAATCGTGTTCCCCAGACAAGAGCACGTGGGCCAGGACCTTCTGTGCGTACTCGAGGTGTTAGCTTTCCTAATATAATTTCATGTTTTTGTGCAGGTGTAGCATCTGACAGTGCTTTATAAATCTCTGAAGCAGTCAGCATTTCACCTCGCTTTGAATGCCATGCATCTGTTCGTTGGTCATTTTGACCATAGTTTTTGATGAGCTCTTGAACTCTATCATTGATATCCATTTATGTAAAAAGACTTTTTATCTTATTTTATTCGTTTTGTGTGAATACTCTTACTCTACACTAAGTATTATCTCATCAGGGACAAGACAACAAACCTGAGTATACGGGCCAAAGAGTTGTACCTGAAGTTTTGTTCCGAGCTTAGCTTCAATCTTCTCTAGTGAAAACTCATCCTTAGTCGGCATTTCGCAGCCATCCCAATCAATAAACTGGTCATCATACCAGTCATCTTGAAGAAATTTTGATACATTCTCAAGTCTATCAAATTTCTTTGTTCGAATATTTTGGTTTTCACTTGAATGTGCGCGATGTATGAATGTTAGAACAAACATATTGTTACTATAACATTCGTAAATACGACAACAATAATTCCGTTTTCATGCGTCTAACTTAGATTTTTATAATGCAACAAATCCAATCTCAAGAACAATGGGTTCTGTATCGTCTCGAAAAGTTTTATGCGAACAGTATCCACCTAGAAAAAGTGAAATCTATCCTAGATGGAACATCTCAACTATCACTTCGTCTGATAGATTGGTTTGTAACAAATTATGCAAAAAAGTACAATGTAGCATATCTAACCAAAACACAAAAGCATGTAATTGTGTATCTATCATATAAATCACATCTAAAAGCTTACAGTAAAAAAATGTTTGACCCGTTTTGTCGTTGGAAGCGTATTAAGTTTCAGAACTTTGAGACAACCGTTGGACAACTAAACTTTTTTGAATGGGCTATTACCGATGATGTACTGGAGTATCTTGAAAAGAATAGAGAACAAGTGCAAGCTGATATGGAATCCCGACTGCATGAAGCGAAGGAGATTACACCGCAAAAGAAGCGACATGAACTGTCGCATTCTGCTACAAAATCACTTGCGCGACATGATGTCAACGTTAAGGTTTCATTTAACTAATTTCCATTCCGAAATATCTGTGATACTATCAAACTTTGCGGCAATAATACCTCCATATTGAGTACCTCCACGAAGAGTTAAGTTATCACACTTGCATGTAACACTAACTTGCGTATCAACGGAATTAACAATATCATTACATATATTACATCGATATGCGAACTTTGTCATTTCATATAAATTATTATTTACAACTTTGGTCTCCATGCGTGGCATTTAGTTAGTTATTGTATAGTGCTTAACTAAATGTTTTCCATTTTACGAAAGGGTTTAATATACCGCAATATTTCACCGGACATAGTTGAGCACGATTTAGATATGGATGCTCATCAATGGTCCTATGATAATCGTGATGTATATAAAGGTTCCATAGATACCGAGTATATATCACATAGATTAAATGTACATTGGTTATATGATGATGATTCGAGACGAATTGGTTTAGCCGAGCATGAAAGTTCTGACTTATCTATTTTCTCGGTTCTTTGGTTTTACTCTAATCCGTTTGCAACACTTTTTCAAGATGAAGCATGGAAGTCTAGCGGAAAAACATTATGGTCAAAACTTTCAAATGAAGCATACCAGGACTGTCTTGATACGGATTTCAAGTATGTCTCTGACTTAGCCCTATCAAGTGGTGTTCTATTAATGACTCCAGAGATGATGATGGAAAAACCAGATTTATATAGTTGTGAAACTTGTGGTAAAAAATCACTGATAAAGTCGAATGTTTGTTCAACTGCATCAGTTTCTAATTTAGATTTTACTAACTTTTCTATTTTGTTTTTAGATGATGACTTTGTGCTCTACGACAAACCTATGCCGCAGCTACCCGACGCTTCCGCGCAGGAGCAACCGGTGCAACAGGACTCGTTGCCTGGTCCTGAGGAGTGCTTGGACGCTGTGACTCCTCAACATCTGCAACATCCGGAACATCTCCAGCCGGAGTAGCACCCTCGTCATCCTCAACGCTGAAGATGTCTGCCGCTGATAGCTGTGCGCGAGCAAATACCTGAGCAGTATTTAGACGCCACGTTACACCAAAGCCACCGCCAGCAATCACATAGATGCTGCCGCTGACTACAAGGTTACCCTCAACTCCCTTCCTGAAGATAGAAGTTAGAGATTCGGGCGTTGCGTACAGAGGGTTGCGATTACCATCAACAATCTCTGTTGAGACACGACCATCGTAAACTGGCACCTTTGCCTTAAAGCTAGGAGGGTACTTACCATTTGGTACCCACTCGCCGTCAACGTTATCCTTCGAAGTTCCAATGACACGATTGAAGCCCTCTCGGATTCCTTCCTCGGAACGCTTCTTGCCAAACCACTTTACACTATTCTCTACGGCTGCTGAGATAATACGCTCCTCTAGGTCAACAAGAAAGTTATAAAACTTCTGAACATCAGTACCGTCAGGTGCACGCTCCTTTGCGTAGTTATCACAACCCGTTAGTGTACCCATCAGCGTGTAGGTAGTTGCTCCAGACTTATCATCAGTACGAACCATAACACCGCCCGGGAATCCAAGACGAGGTACTAGAATCTGCATGTTCTGACCATCATATTTTAGATTGATTGAAGGGTTGCGTCCGGGCTTTGCAGGGCCGGGTACAAAGCTTACCTTGTTGATATCGAGATTGCGGATTGAAATTGGGCGACTCATTTTACTTGATTGTGTTGTACTGTTATATCACCTTGATAGGCGTAAATCCGTTTTCAATGAAGGTTTCCAGATTTAGTAATAAATGTCGTGTGTATCTTGTAAAAATTCAAAAAGTACAGAGAGATGCACAAATAAAGCATTAAAGGGACTTATTCTATGTGGAAAACATGCAAAGGTAAGGAATCCTCGTCTTTGGAAAGATGTTAATAATTTGGATGATAAAGCCATCATTATTCAAAAGGTATGGCGCGGATATTCTATTCGAGAATGGCTACGATTAGCAGGACCAGGTGTTCTTAATAGAACAAAATGTCACAACGAAGAAGAAATTGTTACAATGGATGATAAGAAAAGTGTGAAACCATTTGACTATTTTGCATTTGAGGAAAACGGTAAAATCTATTGGTTTGACGTGAGGAGTATTTCTGAAAACTGTATGTCAAAAATTGACCCGTTAAATCCATACACACGTAAACCATTAACTATGGATACTCGTCAAAGACTTCGTAAACTATGTATAAAACGGCATCAGAAAAAACTTGAAAATATACACGATACAACAACTCAACGCAATGTAAATGATATTATTTTAACCACATGGGTTTACGTTTGTCAAGTAATCGAAGAAAATGGGTTTTTTGGAATGTCTCCGCTGTATTTCACATCGCTCAATAGAACACAATTATTTATTTTTACGTCAATCTTGCAACAAGATTTGATTGCATGGGCTGCTGAACATAAAGATAAGATATCACGAAGATATCGATACGTTTTTTGGATTAAGCGTCTTTTAAATGAACATGCGAGTGGTGTTGACACTTTACGTCTTTCTTATTTAACTGGACGAGTTCTTGTTACCATATTGAACGATTGTTCTAATCATTATTCAATTTGTTTTATGATTATGAGCTCTTTACACCGAATCTAGTTTGGGTGGGACGTTTATGATTTAAACAGGTAAGGATACATAGTAGTATACCAACGCGTTAAAAATGCCAGCCTCAAAGTCCACCGTCAATGTAAACATGCCTGCCGACAAGAAGACCGCCAAGAAGCCCGTAGAGACCGCCCCCGCCGTTGAGGTTTCTGCACCTAAGACTAAGAAGTCTGCGAAGACGGAGGTCACTGTTCCCGTGGTTTCTTCCGCTCCTGCAGTGGAGGCGCCAGCTGCGGCGCTTGAGACTCGCACGGCTCCCGAGATTCTTGCTGGTCTCCAGGAGACGCTCAAGGCCCTCAGTTCTGAGCTCACGACGCGTGTTCGCGCCGCGGTTCACGATGCTCAGGAGGCCGTAAAGGCAATCAAGCGTGATGCTCGTGATTCCAAGAAGCGCCGCAAGGTTGACCCTGCAGATATGACACCCGAGCAGCGCACGGCATGGGAGGCTCGCCGCGCGAACAATGCGTTCCTTAAGATGCGCCCCCTTACGGATGAGCTCTGCACCTTTATGGCTCTTCCGGCCAAGAGCCAGAGGTCTCAGACTGATGTGACGAAGTTTGTTTCTCAGTATGTTAAGGCCCACAACTGCTTTGACCCTAACTTTAAGCGTCGCATCATTCCCGATGCGAAGCTTGGCAAGCTCCTCCGCGTAAAGGATGGACAGGAGGTAACCTACCTCAACCTCCAGAGCTTCCTTAAGGTTCACTTCTTGAAGCCCGCCGTAACCGCGTAAACATATACTATGTAAAACTCTAAAAACTAAAAAGAATACCAAACGGCGATTCTTTTTAATTCAAATAAGATAAATGTGGTATCACTATCTTGCGATGCTAGTTGCTCTATACCTTATAGGTAGCTCCATTTATAACATTGTAATGGCAGGTAATCAATCTGGTTGGATTGTAAATGGCGTGACGACTGCCATTGGCGGTGCTATGGCCTATTATGCATATTCTGGTATTACGGCTCCTGTTCTTCCACCCCCATTTGTTGGCGGTAAACGATACAGATGGTAGTTGAAAAACGGATTCATATACTAAGATAACTATTCCAACTAACACTTTAAAAATGCCTCCTCAAAAGAACTCCGGAAATAAAGGTGCAAAGCGTGAAACGGGTGTGTCAACAAAGAATAAGCGATTTATTCAATCGTTTCTGGATGACATTCGCAATGAAGGAACTGTTACAGATGTATATGTTTCTCGAATTATGCGTAAGATGGGAAATGGACGTGTTGAGGTATTTTATGTAGATTCTGCTAAGACGCCTCATACAGTGCAAGCTGTCATTCGTGGCAGCTTTCGCGGAAAAGGTAAGCGTTCTGTCTGGATTGAAGATAACTCAATTGTTATGATTGCAGACTCGGGAATTGGTGGCTCTGCTGAGTTTGAAGTTGTAGCTGTACTATCCCCAGAGCAACTACGTGACCTGCGGAAAGAGACGGAAGTTGACCCACGAGTGGTAGCATTCGGTGTTGTTGACACTACGGTTCTTATGTCGGATAATCCACTTGAGAATAAGGATGGGTTTGATTTTGAAGAAGCAGAAGAAGAGGAGGAGGAGATTAATATTGATAATATTTAATTTGGTAATTCATAATCTGTAACAATTAACTCATGCGGAAGTTCCAAGTATAATATAGTACTAAAAAAGGGTGTTGTGCGCCCATCTAAAACCATAGCACGAATTTTTGAGTTATCTACTAAAGTTGTGAGAAGGCGATGAAATATCTTTTCCTTTTTGATTGATGAATTAATTTGAACTTTACAAACATTTCCATCCCAACCACATAGTTCTCCTTCACATGAGTCATTGCATGGCTCACGAATTTTTGAGAGGAACTGTTTGGGCTCTTTAATGTCAATAAACTGGACTGTTTCAGAGAACCATTTTTCTAAAAGTGGCGAAATATCAGAAACTTTAGGATTTACATCGCGCAGCGCATTCTTAAGTTCAATATAATCCGTTTCAATATCTTTTGTCAGCTGGAATATTAAAAACTCATATACTTCTGCAGAATACGATATTTCACGTTCCTCTCTTTTAAGTTCGACCGAATCATTACCAAATACTAGCTCTGATTCTCCTATTTCTCGTGTAGTTTCCAAAACTTCCATTGTTTCTTCAGATACGGCTTCTGTAGGTTTTACTGGAATACGAAGGCCACTTTCTAGTAATATTTCTACACGCTGTCTTTTTGCATTATATATGTCTTCTTTAAACGTGAATCCAGATGATACCTTTGCAGCAGTTTCCAAAAGTTTCTTCATAAAGTCATATTCGGGAAGTTGGGCTTCTTTGTATCCGCTTATCTTTGATTGAAGAACACTGGGTAAAGGAGTGCTTTGGAATGGAAGTATAAGTTTTGATGGAACATAAAATGCTTGTCCTCTTCCATATGGGTCTAATATAATTTCATAATCATCTGCCTCGGTAAGAGGAAGTAGTTGCTGAATAGCCGTAAGAGCATCGCTGTAAGACGGTATTTTTAGTTTACATGATTCATTACGGAGCTTTTCTAACTCTACATATGTTTCTTTTGTGAATGGTGATTCATATATATTGCAACGAAACTCAAAACCTCTTGTCTTACGTTCGACATATGCAAGAATATCTATTTCAGTATCTGTCTGAAGCACAATAATACCTCGTGAACGAGGCCTTACCATAGGAACGTAAAACATACACCCTAACGTCGCAGTATCTGTGTGAATTCTAAATATATCACATTGCAATGCTAATGCAGCATATTCCAGTTCTTCTAGAGTTGTTAACTCCTTTTTATGGAATGCTTCGTCTATTCCAGATATAAGTTTTGCCAGTTCAGTCTGAACTAGTTCATCCTTATTATTTTTTGCAATGTCATTTGTGATAGATTCAAGATGAGTAGAACCGGTTTTTCTCCATGTGCTCAAGAAAGAACATTTTAAAACCGTTTCCACTGATTCGCGTGGAGAAGGTATTTTTGCTTTTAATCCTAAAAACCCAGATAGAGTTTCAGAAGGATTACCTAATCCTGTTCTAAAGAATCCCTTATTAGGGCTCATAAGCCGGCGCACTCCTCCTTCTTTGAAAAGTTCATATTTTTCATTGATGTGTAGTGATGAGAGTATGTTATCGGGTAAGAATGCAATGCGGTCTAGTTTAGCAGTCTTTTCCATACCAAGAATATAGTATTTGTCTTCCGTAGCCTTTTCTACCTTTTCATTCTTCTTTACTCTTGATTTCTTGAAACAGCATGGCATAGGACGACCGTTACGTGGAGATTTATAGTCTATAAAGCCTGGATAGATAAATCCAGTTTCTCTCTTTATCAGCGGAAAATCTCTCGGATTGTCAGTAGTTCGTGTTTGTAATTTACCTTTGCATACCGGACATCTAATTTCACCACCGTCTTTTAATAGTTGTTCTTCGCTGATAGGAATCTGATCGCGCATACACCAATAATCTGGACATACTACTGTGCCATCAGGGTCTTCTATATCCACGAGTTTCTCATTGGATGTATTGCCATTTTTAATATCGTAAGGTGTATCTTTGATACGCTTTAGGTCAGTATCGCTCAAAATAATAGGTTGATGTTTTTGCTCACATTTCTTAGGATACTGTGAAGCTATTGGGTCAAATGTTATAGGGTCAAATTTTTGCAGACGGGATTTGAAATAATTATATGTTGTACCTTGTTTTTGTTCAGTTGAAATCCTTTGTGTTCCAGTAGTCTCCACCGTTTCTGCAATGCTTTCTTCAGGAGCTTCTTCTTGCTCTAAGAATGAAAATAGGTCAGAATATTCTTCTTCAAGTGCCGCATCCACCTCAAGCGGCTCTGTGGAAATAACTGCTGATTCAGCTGTAACCTTTTCAGCTCGCTTTGGGCATATTTCATTTAATTTATCAGATTCCGGATTAGAGAGAATGTATCTAAGTAAATTAGAGTATTGAAGCGTCTTTTCTAAATTTGAAATAGAAGATACAATCACATAATCTGGCCCTAAGCGCAGAGTAGGGTATCCGCGAAATGCCTTTTCTCCAATGCGTGAATCTTCCTCGATTCTTCTTTCTACATGCTGTATTAATTCACGAGCGGTAGTCAATGGTACAGTAAGTTCTTCTGCAACACTCTCCGCTTTTATATTTCCATCTCTCATCATCGAAAGAATCTTTACTTCAATAGCAGACAGGCCATTATTTGAATGGTCGGTTCTCATCAAGCTAAACTGTGACCTAGTTTTATCCGCAATATCAAAAATATTAGAAATGCAATTAAATCTTAATAAATCAAAATCTTCAATCTTATCATCATATTTTGCAAGATATGACATATCTTGAAGCTCCCAACGTGAGATATGTAGGTCGGTTGTTGTAATGAATGGCAATATAGCATCAAATCCAGTAATCCAATCTGCAATTTGGCGCTCTAGCTGCTCAATTGTTTCGGTATTTCCTTCTGGTCTATGCGTAGCAATAACCATATCAGATGCAGTGATTGTAATACGGTCAAAGTGATGCTTACCTTTACCCCGAAATAAGAGCAATGAAGGAATATTACGAGCTGGTTTCACAGACCACCATGAACTCCACATAGACATATCTACATATGGTTTCTTGTTCTTGGAATCTTCAGTAAAAAACTTATGACGACTTACTTGGTCCTTTGATGTAAAAAATGTAATACATGGAATATCTTTAGAAACCGTTAGTCCATAAAATATTTGTTCAAATCGTGTTCTCACGGCTGCTCCAAAATCTGTATCTACCCATGGAATGTAGAATCGAGTACGAATAATAGACACTTCTGATGGTAAAGGTACTTCTAAATTTAAGAGGTCGTTAAGTGTTTTCGATGTTTTCTGAAGTAGGCGTATTGATTCTTCTGTCATTTTGGAGGGTGTTGTGGAACGCAATAAAGGATAGTATATTGTGGAATTACTTTCAGCCTGCTCATCATACGGCCTCACAATAAATCTAATATATTCTGCTGGGTTATAGAATGTGCTAAATAATTTTGTATTTTCTGGTATTGGTAGTTTCACTGAACTAATACGTGTAACAAGTGTATTAGAAATGTTTGATACAGGTAGTATGTAGGAAGTTGGTTCTTCTACTCCTAATATACGGTATTCAATAAACTCAGCGTTAGGTTCATAAATTGGCTTTAGCTCTTCTGGCATTGTCATCCATTCTGCTTTGTCATATGCCTTAAATGATATAGATGTTATTGGTGAACGATACTGTAATTGATAATCTGTAAATATTTCTGTTTCAATTGGTTCATTATTAAATGAAAGACGCTCGAATAATCCTTCCCAGTGTCTAGGGTCTCGTGTATAATAGTCTGATGGCAACTTAAGCCCAACAAGTATAAACAATCTGTCAGGATGTATATCTATTGAGGCTCCTATTTTCTGTCGAACTACTTCTATTGAGTCATCGTCAAAGAAAGATACATTGTATTTATTCTTTGAAGAAAGGTCGATTATTTCTCCCTTTAACATCTTGTTTATTAGATTGGAGAATCGGTGATTGTCATACCGCAGTAGGCTGTGGGTGTTCGTGTATAATTAACAGAGGTGTATACGCCACAATGTACAGCATCATGTAGAATACGTTTAAAATTAGCCCAAAATTCAGGAGTATGTCCTACACTGGTGGTCATTAGGTGTGCCATCTCATGTAACAGAACAAACATCACTGTATTTTCATCTACAAATTTATAGGGTGGCGCTTTATCGCGAATACATACTACAATTTTTTCACCCTTGTTCTCTGAATATGATGTGGTGTCAGTGTTCAAATCATTTTCTGTAAAATTATTTGGATTAAACCTAGAAACCATAATCTTAACACGAGAATCTGCCATTGCAGATGGGTCTGATTTATAGTATTCTATAAGCTTATCTAAGTTTATTCGAATAGTAGAAATACGGTCAGCTGCTTCCTGCTTATCGGGTAGATTTTGGACACGGTAAGTTTTTCCATCTAGTCGACTTTTTACGTCGACCACATTTTTGGGACCGCTTCCACTTGCAATCGCAAGAGCAACACCTGCCGTCACTAAGGCTGCAGGTATCATTGTGTTAAACAGTGAAAAAGGAGACGACATTAATTAACTAGGCGTTGAACACCATAGTATACTTCTTTCCATCGACCTCAAACACCATATCCGGAATGCTAGGTGGCTGAGATTGGAGGGCATAGTCAATTAGACCATCCTGCCCATCTCCTCCAAACTCGACCTGCCAAACATTAGACGCCGTGTCATACTTTGGAAAGTATCTCTCGACATGGCACTGCATCAGCTCAGTAACCATTGAGGTGTAATCATCCGACGGATGCTCTAGGTCGAAGAAGTAGTCTGCTGCATTTCTGAACAGGCTACCATCCTCCCTGTGAATTGTTGTCCAAATTAAACCGATGTGATTGTACTTCATTTCGATTTCAACCTATAACAGATTAATAACCATCAAATCCGTTTTTAATCTAGACCGCGCTTGAACGGGTTGGCTTCAATCGTCGTGTTGATGAAGGGACCAACCTTGACCTGTGGGTTAGGCACTTCAGAGCGGACATCCCATGAGGCGTTTCTGTTTGTCTGAGAAACACCCGCGATAGCCGTATTCGTGTGGTAACCAGCATCGAGGAAGTTCTGGCCCTTTAGGTCACCCATAGACGAAGGATTTACTGCAGCCCATGATGCACCTAGGCCACCCTTTGGTAGAAGTTCGTCACTTGCTAGGTGTGTCTCAGTATACTTTGACTGGCCTGCCGCGACACGTGACTGGAGGCTCTCAGATGGTTGAGCACTGCCGCCCTGACTATGTTTGGGCTGACCTTGAGGTGCTCCATCTGAGAGAGGACCTTGAACACCTAGCGCACCAGATAGCTGCTCCATACCCTCACCCATAACACCCTTAACAGATGAGTAGTTTGAAACTAAATAGGCTACAATAACGATGCCTCCGAGTACTAGTGCTAAACGAGTCGTCTGCGAAGATTTCATCTTTATGTTTATATCCAAACGAAGACAAAAAACAATATGAAAAAATCCACGTTTGACATTTTTTCATCTCCAGAGTTTCTGGCTTATTTTGAGCAAAACATACTTCGACCGATTTTAGGGCGTGTCTTTCAATACATTTACCCCTACCTCATCGCTATTACCTTGCTCTGGGTTGTGATGTTCCTTTCCACGGTTATTATCTTGGTTATTCTGCTTAGAGCTAGGATATAGCAGTTCAATTAGTTCAGCGCGTCTTAGCTTCCAAATATTTGGCAAGGCACGTTCTTGTGCTTCCTTTCTAAGTTCAGCAATTGTCTTCTTTGCATTAATCATTTCTTCACTAAACTCGGTCATACTCAGAATCTTGATAAGTTCAACACGTGACTTGATATAATATTGTTTAATCTTTGGCACGTGATTCTTTGCAGCATGCTTGAGTTCTGTAAGTGACATCGAATGGTAGTCCATGTTTTCTGATTTATGGTTTTTATATGCCATTAAATCCGTTTTGAATAACATAATGGATACAATCATATTCGCTACTGCAACAATTGTTGCAGTGGGCGCATCTCTCTACTTATTTGCGCTAAGTCGAGTAGACTTCCTAAAGCGTAATTGGGTCGAATATCGCTGTAATCCAATTTATATGCCTATGGCAGGCTTGGTAGGACAAGACGTCTTCACAAATTTTACAAAATGTACCATGAAAGGGTTTGAAGATTATGCAGGATTTGTGATGGACCCAATAATGGCAGAATTTGACACAGTAGGTTCAACTGTTACAGAAATTGGAGATGCAATGAATGATATGCGTACTATGATGTCGGGTATGCGTGGAGGTTTCATGGGTCTTGTTGGCGGTGTATTCGGAAAAATTCAGAACTTAATGAGCAGTATTCAATATACGATTATTCGCATGAGAACTCTTCTCAGTCGTATTATGGGAATTATGATGTCATTTATGTATGTATTTTATACTGGAATGGAGACAGGGCAATCTGTAATGAATGGACCAATTATGGGCGTAGTAAAGGCATTATAAGTTTCGCATTAAAGAGTAGTGAAATGTGGTTATTCTTTGCGATGCCATTATTGGCAGTATTTCTTATGGGAGCTATTCATGCGAGTGAGTCTCTAGATAATGTGAAACGTAATTGGAATGAATATCGTTGTAATCCATTCTATATTCCATTCGCAGGAATCATACGTTCAGATGTGAGTACCGACGAAAACTTCCAATATTGCCTGAATATGTTTGGCCAGAGTATTATGAGTTCATTTGTAGATGTCATCCTATCTCTATTCAAAACTTTGACTGCGAGTCTTACCGAGATGACAGGTCCACTTATGGATATGCGTAGCATGTTTAGCAAAATGCGTAATTTTATGTTATCTTTTGCAGCTCAGGTTTTTGGAAAGATTACAAATTCTACAAGTAGTATTACTTATATTTTAATTAAAATTAGAGATATTCTTAAGAGATTTGTTGGCGAAGGCTATATTGCGGCATTTTTAGCAAATACCTTAATAGATTCAGCAGTATCATTCGTTATGCTTTGCATAACCATCATCAAAGTATTTGTTTACAGTCTCTTAGCTATATCATTTATATTAGCGTTATTTCAGCCAGAAATGTTAGTTTTAGCGATTGTATTAATGTCTATGTTGGGTCAAGCTGGCTTTTTGTGAAAAAATAACAATCATGATAATAAAGAATGGACAAGACAACTCTTGTAATTGCATTTTTAGCTGCTGCTGTTCTAGCTGGGTTATTCGTGCAATACAGCCCTAGTATCCCGATGGGCGCTGGCACTGAGCAGTTCATGCAAAAAGAAGTTGGAGCGCCTGTTAGTGGGTCCGGAATTGGCCCATATGATGGTGTAAGCATGTCTGGCGGTATTTCAGGGTGGGCTGCGACAGAGCCTCATTCTGCTGCCCCAATTGGAGGCGGCTTACCTTCACATGCCGAAGACGGTAAGCTAATGTTTTTAGTTGGCAACAAGGTCGACGCTTCATGCTGTCCCGCTGCTTTTAACACTGATACAGGATGCGTATGCTTAACAGAAGAAAATAAGGACTTCATGGCTTCTCGTGCGGGCAATCGTGTTCCTAATTAAACACATAAACATATTAAACTAATAAATGGACGTTAAAGAAGTATTTACTCAATTTTGCAAGGATGTATTTCCTGAAGAGAGCATCGAAGTAAACATAGAGCAGAATGTAGAGGAGTTTGAGGCGTTTTATCCATCAGTTGTTTTGATTGTTCAGAAAGATGCAGCATTCTTCAGCGAAGATAGAATTGTATTTGGTCGTAACTTGAGTTCTCTAGATGAGTCAAAACGCGAACTTATCTGGAAGAATATGTTACCTGCAATGTTATCTTCATTCTTTCATGGAGACATTAAGACAAAAGTAAATAAGATTTCTGGAATTATTAAAAATCTTTGGAATGCAAGTGGGCAAGAAAATGACGCAGTGACTCGAATTCTAAATGATGAAGCTTCGGAAGGAAGATTTAAGGAAGTTCTTGATTTTATCTTGAATTCTCGTCTTGTGAAAATTTTTACAAATCTCATTGAGTCACTTGACTTTGCAGATTTTGAATTAGATATTCAAGACCCCGCGCAATTACTTGAGTTAATCAAGGACCCAGAAAATCCTGCAATACAAAAAGTTATTAATAAGATTCAAAATACGATAAAAGAAAAGGTGCGACGAGGAGAATTTAACCAGAATGTAATTTCGAGAGAAATTGAAGCAATTAAGGCAAAAATCATCGGTTTATTTGGAAATGTTTTTAATGATGCTCTTGGTGGCCGTAGACAAGGCGGAGCTCCACCTGCAGTTTTAATGGGTAACTCGCCAGAAGCTCGCAGACAGCGTATGATTGCTCGTTTACAGAGAAAGGTTCAAGAGAAAAACTCAAAGTAATATAAGATGCCCGAGCAAATCTGGTTTAAGGACCCAATGATTCTTTTTCAGGCAGATACGTGGACGAAGTTTGTTCCCACAAAAGATATGACAACAGCGGAAGCGTTAAATGCTGTTCTTCGGTTCTCAATCTACTTCTCACTTATGCTATTTGTAGCTACAAGTGTGAGCGGATATATTATGGCAATTCCAATTATGATGGTTTCAACCATGCTTCTTTATAATCTATTTCCAAATGGAAAGACTATTGAATCGTTTATTGCGTCGGAGTCTAAGGCTTCATCAGAATATACTATGCCAACTAAAGCTAATCCCTTTATGAATGTTTTACTCACCGAAATTACTGATAATCCTGATAGAGCGGACGCAGCTCCTACAAACCGCAGAGATGTAAAACAGGAAGTATACAAGAGCTTCCAGGCTACTTCTGATATCTATATGGATACAACCGACTTGTTTGACCAGGCACAAGCAATGCGAACATTTCATACAATGCAGTCTGCGAAGGTTCCAAATGACTTAGATGGATTCAAGAAATGGTTAGCCAAAGATTTGGATGCACCAGATTACTCCAGTGCACCGCCTGCAAGACATGGTAAAATGTTAAGTGAAGGTTACGTTGCGGCGAAGGGTTCTATTCGCAGCCTTCCGAACTCTACTGACAAGAAGCTTGGAACGGTTCCTACGGGACCTCTTCCCGCCAAGAGACTTGCTAAGTAATGCATCTGATAACTCTTTTACAGAGCGTCCACCTTCATACTTTTTAGCATTTCCTTTTTTTACAATTCGCATATTAGGATAGCCATCAATATCTTTATCTGTGTAATTAGTTGCTTCAATCACATATATCTTCGCTTTTCCATCCATCTTTTCTGATAATTCTTTCCATGTGTCATACATTGCAATACAATGGCCGCATATTTTTGAATAAACAACTATCATTAATGGTCCTGCAGAAGTAAGCAGCTTTCTTACTTCTTTAGTGTCTTTTGCTCTCATTAGCTTACTCCCGGCTATATCAAAGTCGGGTTCTTCCATTACTAAGTAAAACGGATTCTTTTTCTACCTTGTTTCTGATTGAAAGAATGTTTGTTAAGCAAGTCTCGAATGACCAAGCAGACAATGAAGTTGAGCTACAAAGTATCTCTTCGAGGTATGGTTTCTCTCCGAAGATTCTTAGTCACAACAAGTTATGTGATACTTCTTTCATTATTATGGAAGACTTGAATGCTGAATGTTTGGCCGATGTATATGGAGAGAATCCTGAGAATATTCCGACATGGATTTGGAATGAGATACGACGTATTATAACTATTCTTTTCAATGAAGAAGGAATTGAATACGTTGATATTACACCATACAACTTTATTGAGAAAGATAATAGAATCTATATAATTGATTTTGGAGATGCTAAATACACAGATGGGCAAGTAAATTGGTTTCTCAGTGAGTTTCTTGACGGCGAAAACTCTTGGAATCCTGACTATAAATGAGCGATATGAAGAATCACTGGAGTGGATACTTAAACGCATTGGGAAAGTCGACAGCACCAACATCTACAAATACTATTCCATTTGAAACATCTAGTTCTAAAGTAGGTGTATCTGGATTTTTAGATTTAAAACCGGTAGATACCAAGTTCCAGGCAAACTATGATGCAATGTCTGGGTCATGGGAAGGAGTAGCTGCTTCTGAAAAAGCAACTTTAAAATCAAGAAGTGATAAAACAGAATTCATGACATATGATATGTCATCCAAAAGTACGAAATAGTTTCATCGCCAACAAATGTAAATCCACTTGCAGTTTGTTCTGTCACATATGCTACGAATGTAGTAGCACCATTAGGTGTTAATGCGATAGTATAATTTGAATTTGGGTATGCTAGTGGGAATGTTACAGTTCCAGTATTATTTGTCCCTCCTTTTATAGGAGGAACTAAGTTTATAACAGGTGTCCACGACATAATAGTTATTAATCACTTATTATGTGTATATCTTTACCCAAGTAGTTGCCACATTTGGCCTGTAGTTGTATCAATCGCAAAATCTCCAATACGAGCAGCAATCGTAGGAAATCCTCCTTGAAAGTCTCCACTTAAAATACGAGTACCACCTTGTGCTAGAAGGCCCCATTGATTATTCGGAGGGTCATTCTGAGTTGTAGGGTCAATGCTAGAACCATATACTGCCGTAGGAATAACACATATATATGTGTTATTATCTGATGCAATAACTACGTCATTTAAGTTGTATGAAATATTAACTGAAAATAGGCTATTCAAATATGTAGGTGTGAGTCCAGGGCCAGTGGGGCCAGTGGGGCCAGTGGGGCCAGCATCTGAAAATAATGTCCAATCACCAGGTGGCCCTTGCTCAGGATTGTTATTTTGATTATTTGCACTTGGGTCTACACCGGGATAATTTACAGAGCCAGAAGGGTTTGTGCAAACATATGCGTTGTTATCAATAGGAGATACGACATGAGCATTTACCGGGTAAACGCCATCACCATACCCAGAATACCATAGACCAAGATATGTAAGAGGATTAGCTGTTCCGGCAGGGCCAGTAGGGCCAGTAGGGCCAGCATCTGAAAACAATGTCCAATCAGCTGAAGGGTTTACACTCTGATTATTTACACTTGGGTCTACACCGGGATAATTTACAGAGCCAGAAGGATTTGTGCAAACATAAGCATTGTTGTCAATAGGAGATACGACATGAGCATACTGTGGATAAACGCCACTACCATCACCATACTGAGCATACCAGACACCAAGATATATAAGAGGAGTAGCTGTTCCGGCGGGACCAGATGGACCAGTTGGTCCACCTTCTGCAAAAAGAGCCCATGATGCGGCATTTCTTACCGGGTCATCCGAACCACTGCCATCTGACTGAATACATATATATGTATTGTTATCAACACTACCAATTACTACATCATTTAGATTGTATGTTGTTTCAGGAAGCCAAACACTATTTAAGTATGTTGCAATAATATTAGGTCCAGTAGGGCCAGTAGGACCTGTAAGATTAATAATTGCATTCCATCCCACCATTTAGTTATAGTTAACATGGTTACACATCATGTAAATATTATATCTTACTGAAAAATGTAGGGTCATTGATACGTAGTACTGCTTTACGTTGTCCTTGAGGACCTGGAGCTTTGGGAATGGGGCGTGTTGGTTCAACAAATCCTTGTTTATTCTCAACATAACCGACTTGAGGTCCAAGATATCCTCCACCCTGTTTGCGAGCCACATTATTAGGTTGAGGGTTTGGAGCAATGTAGAATGGTTTTCCAATCGCATTGACCTGTTTATTAACAGGCAATCCAGGACTGTGTGTATGGTTTGCATCTTCAATCTGTGGACCACAGCAACCGGTTACCTTACTTTCAACACCAGCGCTTAGCCTAATCGTATTGTCAACAAATGTAGGGTCACCAGGAGAATCTGTTACACCACCTGTCTTTGTCAGGCAACTACTTGCAAGTATGCGCGTATGGTCACTGCCTGATGAGTAACTAAAGGAAGGTGGGGATATTGTAGAAGTTGGGTTAACACATAGAAGGTTCTTTTTTCCGCCGGCATTTTGAGCTTGAATGTCATACCAAGCTGCAGTACTTCCTGCGAATGTGGTACGGTCACTTGATAGTGGAATTTCCCCAGCACTTGATTTAAATGATGAAACTGGAGCATGTGGATTATTACCATACATAGGTGCGTCATCGGTATTGTTACGAAGACTTCCTTTACTCGTTCCGTCAATGAAAAATCCTTGTCTAGCTGCAGCCATACGAAGCTTTCCAGTATATGCAGATGAATCAGTTGGCTTTTGAACTGAAACAACACGCTGCATAGCAGCTAGCTTTGTTCGCAAATAGTCACTTGAGGACATTTGTGTCTTGTCATGATTTTATTACAGCAGGTCTACATGAGTTAGAAAGTGGCGACGGCAACAAGGACGAACAATTTTTAAGTCATCAAGTGCTTTACCCTCTGCTGTTTTAACTGTTGTAGCTGTCAGGTATTCCATATCAGTTTTGCCGGTTTCGCGGCGATATTCCTTAACCTTTTCAAGATATGCAAGGTATTTGCCAGCAATCACATTATTGCAAGATACGCACCGAATTGGAAATATCATTTACTCTTCTTAACATTCTTTCTTTGTAGATTCGTTTTCTGCGAAAGAGATAAGAATGAGTCCTGATGAATCTTATGCATCGTTGCTTCTAGTATTTTTACTAGTAGTCATAACTCAAAAACAGTTCTCGTCTATGTTTCTAGAGTTATTACTTAAGATAACTCGTCCAGGAGCCACCGTTGTATTATTGGGGCTCTTGGTATTTCTATATTCTAAAGGTCTTCATTATACCTTTTTAGTGATGGGAGTTATTGTAGTTTTTCTATTACGCGATATGTGGTCTCATTGGGTTCGTTCAGATGCAAGACGCTTGTACCTTGAATCGAGTAGAGATGAGGCGCGGTTTGACCATTCCTCGAGTATTGACCTTCAAATGGCAGATGGAAGTGTAAAGCACGCACCTCCATCAATTTATTATGCTGGATGGCAACCTCATCTGCTAGTATTTCCTCCATCCGCTGCGACTCAGCAAGAAATGAACGGTTAATTACCAGATTACCGAAAGTTCTTGAGTGCTCCAGTATTCCGACCGTCCATCTGGGAAACGGCGATGAATAATAAATGGTAGTTTCTTTTCATATACCTCTCGCTCTGCTACCTTCCATACAAACCTAGAATCCGATGTAAACATGCCATCTAGCGAAACAAGAGGCTTAGCTCCCTCCGCTAGTTGTTGTGCACGTGTTCCAATAAGCGCAACTTGCTCGTACTTTGAGTAATAAGGGAGACTGACACGCTCTTTTTTTAGTTCTTCTTGAACAGATTCACGACTTACAGACTGTACTTCAGGATGAAGAACTTTTGAATCAAACCGTACTTGCTCCATTGTTTAGTATTAATAATACTATATCTATATCTTTTCCGTTTTAAGTATAAATGCCCGAAGTTGCGATTATTAATCAAAGTACAGTAGTATCTGATACTGATGGTATCAATATTACAAATGCGTTAAATATAGTTTTACCACAATTTTGTTCAGATTGGAGCTTAGCTCCCACCACATGTGTATATGTAAAGAAAGGGTCAACTACAAGTGTACCCTTAAAAATATTTCTATTAGACACTGCAGATGTAAGTGGTGCGCTAGCATATCATGACGAGTTAAATGATGTTCCATATGGAAAGGCATTCGCAAAAACAGTATTAGCAGATGGTGGTGTTTTACTTTATAGCGCGAACCCAAGTGTTCCTACATTCGCTCAAGCAGTATGTCATGAACTATTTGAAATGCTAATGGACCCATATTGTAATTCATGGGCTATGCTTGCGGATGGTGTAACA